AAATTCCAATGACACTGTGCTAGTTTTTTAATCCAGGTGCTGCGATCAGGCATCAATGGATTTTCCATCCGAGAAAAATCCAAATTTGCCATTGATCCAGCCTGACAATAATTTGGATCGTCGGTAATAAATGTTGGTATTCCTTCTATCACTGCTACACTACTGGGTGTGCTGTTGTGGCATACCAAAGCCCAACAATTTTTTAAATCTTCTGTGATATGTTTGGATTGTGGACTGATAGAAACTTTTTGTTTTCTTAATAATTTTTCATATCTTGGAAAATCTTTCCAATTACCCGGATGCCATCTGACCACTATGGGTCTATCACTGTGATTTCTAATTTTTTGAATTGTGTCAATAAACCAAGGTTCAAATTCAATACCACGCATACTCCAACCTTGTGGTCTTTGTAATGTCATTAAAATATGAGATCCCTGTGTTCGCCAAGGTGCAAGATCCATATGGTAATCTTTGCGTATTTTTTTCCAATTGTTGTCGTCGAAGTTGTCATTGCAATAAATTCCAGTGGCAGGGAACACTCCATTGAAACTGTAGCGTAAATATCTACGAGGATTTAGACTGTTTTTATAAATGAAAACATTACTGTCAATGCTCAACCAATATTTTTTTAATTTAGTTTGTGTATCGATTATCATTTTTCTAACTTGATAGTGTGACAATCTTGTTTTATTGGGATTAGTAGAAAAGGCATTGCCAATGATAGCACCAACATCGCAGGGTTCGTAAATTTGACTATGTGTTATTTCGGCTCGATCCCCACAAGCAGATGCACCTTGAGCAAAAAATGTCAACGCATCAATTTTTTCTTGACTGTTGATCTTGGGCGGCAAGCTGCTGAGATAGCTTTTAATGATCAACTGTTGATCTTTGTTCATTTTCTTTGACCAGCTCCCATGCTTGACCTGAGATCATTTCGTCGAGACTGAATTGGCAATATGCGATGTGACTCAACCAGGTTTGAACAAAATCCTCTGAGGGTCGATAAGGAGTTTCAATGTCTTGTAATTTATTGCCACACACAAGTTGTGCTGCAGTAGGAGCCAGTGCAATAGCTGGTATACCATATGCCACCGCTTCAACTGCAGCAATACTATTGTAAGTCACTACACAATAAATGTCTTGGTCAAATGAATTATAGATAGTATCGTTGGTTCTTTCTGCACGTGATGCTTTTTCTCTAATTACAATGGGTCGATCTGTGTGTTTTTTTAATGTTTTTACGGTGGAATCCAGCCATTGTTGTTTGTCAATGCCGTAATATTTGCAAGGCTTTTCACTGGGAGCGACAATTAAAATTTTGTTGCCGGGATATTTCCAGCCTTGATAGCGTAGGAATTCGTTCCATTTGACTAATTTTTCCCATCGATCCGACGGCACTGACATAATTTTATTATGCTGCATGGAATTTTTAACTATACGATGATATATTTTTCTGCCAGTTCGATTGTTCAGACTGGGATAATTGCCCAGATAACCTGTTTCAATAAAATAGTAATCTCTGTTTTGTTGTTGCATCCAATCAATTATTTTACCAGCAGCTATACCTCGAACCAATATACTGCCATTGGTTTCGTGTTTAATTCTATTGAAATCTTCATAGGGCAAAAATTCTGCATGTGGATATGCGGCCATGATCATGGCCGGATAGTCTGAGAATTTCATTAAACGCTCATATCTTTCTTTTTTATCAATGATATGTTGTGACACCTGACGATGTAGAGCCTGATCCCCCAATCTTTTTAAATTATATTTGCCTTCTTTGGTAGATATGTCCGGTGATTCCCAAGTAGATTCAATGGCATTTAATATTTCGATGTCTTTATACAATGTCAATGCATCAGATATATTGTGTTTCAAAGCACTGATTATGGATTTATGTTGTTGTTGATATTCGGCACCGGGCCATCTTTCAACTAGAGCAATCGGTAAATTCATTATGATAATTTTTGTTGACAATAATTAGTAAAAATCTGTTCTCTAAACCATTCTTCGCTTTGTGGAGAATCAGCGTAGTCATGAAAGCAAGGTGTTCCCAAAGTAAAATGTAATAGTTTTGCTTTTTTATTTACACCAAATTCATCAGGTAACCAATTCCATTCCACAGGTAAAGAACCAATTTTTTCATCGTTCAACCAAGCAAATCTATGCAGATGTGCACCGGTTGATTGTTCAATGGTCTTTGCAGTCAAGCAGCGATTGTTGGGACTAGAGCAGTTCCACAATATCACACTGCTCCAATTTTTTCTAGGATAATTGTGATTGGGACTGCCCAGGTATTTCACTGAAGTTCTTGTGGTGTAGTTGTGTTTGACTACCATGACATCATATTTGTCATCACGTAGATTCCATAGTTGAGAAATATCATCACGTAAGATCATGTCGCCGTCGATAAATATTGCCCAACCTTGATAATTCATTAGTTCCGGAACAAGAAATCTGCTGTAGATAAAATGATTACTGCCGTCGGTGTGTGTTTCTTGATAGTGAGATAGTAAATTCAGTGCCAATGGTCTAATAGATATCAATTCTTTAGTTTGTCTAATGATACTATTGACACAGACATGAAAAGCCACAGCTTCACGAGGATCATACCCAATGAAAACCGGGATAGTCATTTTTCCAACCTTTCGATGTCTTCTTCAATGCAATTATATCCGTATTGAATCTCAATGAGATGTAGTGGAATATTTTGTTCATTGGCCAGCTGATGCCATTCATTGCGAGCAATCCAGGTATTTTCAAATATATCCAATCGATTTCTAATTTCCAAATCAGTGGATTTGTTTATGGTATAGACTGTGGCTTGACCTCGGCTCACGAACCAAAATTCTGCACGACTTTGATGTCGTTGCATACTGAGTGTTTGTCCTGGTTCAACTACTAATTCTTTGACTTTGACTGTTTTGTCGTTGGATTGTAGTATACGATAATATCCCCAGGGTCTTATTGTTTTGGGATATCGCCATTGTTCCAAAATAGTTGATGAAGAATTTTGTTTGTTATTACCACCAATACCAAATAAAAATTTCAAATTAGAAAATTTTGAATCGTTCAACAAAGACATCTCAGGAATATTGTTGTGATTTCTATCACCACCATTGACAAAATAAATTTGGTCATTGGGATGATGTTCGCAGACTTGTCGAATGGCATCATTGGCCGAATTATCAGCATCATCAAAATCCACAATGGCATCAACCATTCTAAGGTTTGACACTATTGTGGCTCTTTCTGAAAAGTTCAAGAAAGCCTGGCCTTTTTTTCTAATTAACCAATCGTCGCTGTTGATACCCACATACAGTCTATCACCAAGATTTTTAGCATGTTGTAGATACTGTAAATGTCCACTGTGTATGGGGTCAAAACCCCCGGTTGCTAAAATTATTTTCATAGAGATATTTATGAACTAGATTTGGAAATTTTAAATTTCAGCATCCTCCATTCCGGCACATCTAAGTCTAGTAATGTGCCCCAGCATGAAATTTTTACTTTCCAATGCTTTCATAACACCCAACCATTTATTTCTCAATAATCCAACTTCGTTGATGATGGTTTCGAAATCCACTACTTCATCTTCGCCGTCGACATATTTTTCAGCATCTCGACTGGTCAATGCTCTGGCATAAGTTTCCAAATATTTTTGAAAATGTCGTCGCCGAATTTTTCTCAATTGTATATTAAGAAAATTCAATACTGCTTCGATTTCTTGTAGTTGATTAAATCTCTGTTCGGTAATTCCGGGCAATGCACTGAGATTTTTTTCAATGATGCCCGAAATTCCGCATTCACGTTTGGCTAGATGTAGTTCATTCTCATAGTAATTTATAAAGTCGGGTATCAATGACAAATCATTGACAACTTTGTTATACCACATGATTATTCGTCATACTCATTGGGATCGTTGTCATAGTCGTCATAGTCGTCATCACTGTCGTCATCACTGTCGTCCTGATCAACATGATAAAGCAGTGCATTTTTAATTAGTTCATCGCCTCGAAAAGATTTCTTGATATCTTCGACACTTTCATCATGATCAATCAGTATTGAAACCAATAGTTCAGCAGCTTGCTCTTTGTCGACAGGACTTAGAAAAATTTTAAATTCAGACCATAGTTCGGCTGCAAAATTTGAATACATAATTTATTCTCCAATTGTTTTATCATTGGTATTTTGAAAATTTTCCATCAAACGATCTAGACAATTGTTGTGATTGGATTCCCATTCTTTTCTAAACAATTTGGTGATTTCACCGGCTTGATTAGTAAAAGTCAATTTATTTCCATCTTTGTTTAACAGACCCTTTTTTTCTGCTAGATCAACTAGTCCACTATGAGGATTCATACCTTGATCATAGGGGATCTTAATTTGCACACCCTCAA